TAGATAACATTGAAGTTGACGACATCGAAGAAGAATAGTCAATGATGAAAGAATGTCTTATATGTGGAGCAGAACCTACACATCATGATGGCATAACATACAGAGCAATATGTTGTGAATGTTGGGGGGATTGTAGTCATGACATCAAATAAACAAGAGTGGAAATGCGCTGATTGTGGGGCTACTACTACTGACCCAGACCATAGGTTAATAGTATATTTCCATGCTAACTGCCCAGCAAGGGACAGATAATGACTAGTGCATACGTGCCGTATAACGGTACTGCTGGCTGGTCAGGTACGGATACATCTAAGCAGAGAGCGCTAGATAACATCCACTCTGGTAGGGAATTAAACAACCAGCAATTAGCGTTAGCATATTTAAAACAAGCAGGTGAACTAGGGCTAACCTGGAAAGAGTTAGCCACAACAACAGGCTGGCATCACGGTACTACTAGTGGTATCCTTTCAGTATTGCATCAGTCAGGTGCAATCATACGATTGTATACAACTCGTAACAGATGCAAAGTATACGTTCATCAAAACTATAAAGATGCTTACAATAAATATGAGACGTATAAGAAACGAGAAAAACCTTGCCCACATTGTGGGCTAGACATCAACGCATAGCCGTCACCTATGCTAAGATGGGGACAACCAGTGGGCGGTAGGTTTTGGCTCTCTCCTTGTCCTACCCCCGCTGGTTCTTTAATCAAAGGAGAAGTATGTCGGAAGTAGAAATTCCTAGAGATAGATACGGTAGACCAATGGTTGTGCCACCTAAAGGTGGTAAACCAATACCATACACACGCACTACTACAGTTGCAGGTTCATTAGATGATGGCACTGCATTAGTAGCATGGAAGTTACGTATGGCAGCAGCAGGTTTAACATTGCGACCTGACCTGTTGCTTGCTGCATCAGCACAACGTGACAACAAGTTGGAGATGGACAAGTTAGTTGAAGATGCAATGGAAGCAGCAGGTGCTACCAAGCAGGCTACAATTGGCACAGCCATACATACACTTACCGAAAAACATGATAGAGGTCAGGACTTAGGTGTTATACCAGAGGATTATGTTGCCGACATACAAGCATATGCTGATGCAACTAAAGACTTTGAAAATGTAAACATCGAACAGTTCTGCGTTTTAGATAAGTACAAGATAGCAGGAACACCAGACCGCATAGTTAGATACAAAGGTGAACTGTTTATCTCTGACTTAAAAACAGGCAGCATTTCTTATCCTAATAAGATAGCGATGCAACTAGCAGTGTATGCACACGGCTTGCCGTATGACCCTGCTACGGCAACCCGTGGCAGTTGGGGTGATGTTAATCAAGATAGAGGAATCATCGTCCACCTACCAGCAGGTTCAGGTAAATGCGAATTACATTTCGTTGATATCAAAGAAGGTTGGAAGGGTATACAATTAGCGATGAAGGTGAGAGCCTTCAGAGACACCAAGAAAAATATAGTCACATCAATCAAGGAGTAGTATGTCATCAACAGAAGCACCGATTAGCATTACTGCTAAGACAGCAGCAGGTACTCTTGTTACCTTGCGTGCAGAAACAGCAGAAGAACTAGGCAATCTAGTTGCACAAGGTATCTTTGCAATTGCAGATGCAGTTAAAGAGATTGAACTAAATGTACGTGGAGCAGGTAATGCTGCAGTACCACCGTCACCAGTAGTTGGCATGATTGCTAACACGCTAGGCGGTACAGTAATCAGCGAGACACCAGCACCAGCAGGTGGTGGAACAGGTCAACGTATGTGTCCTCATGGCACAATGACACGTATCCATGGACTAACAGGTAAGTTCGGTCCATACAAGGGTCACTTCTGTCCAGCACAGCAAGGCGACCCAACAAAGTGTACGACTCAGTATGTTAAGCAGAACCAACCTGAGTGGCACACATTCCAGCCTGACCAAACAAAGGGATAAATGAAAACATTACGCCGTAGTATCGGCAAGCCAGAGGTGGGGGGAGAACCATTACCCCCACCTTTTCAGGCTTTCCAGCGAGAAGGAATCATTCTGCGTAGAGCAGAAGTTACCGTCATAGCAGGTACTCCAGGCGCAGGTAAGTCATCTATTGCATTGCATATCGCAGCAAGACTAAAACAACCAACATTATATTTCTCTGCTGATACCAATGCACATACAATGGCAATGCGTTTGCTTGCTATGAAGGCTAAGATTACTCAGGCTCATGCTGAGTACATGCTCAAGACAGACCCATATAAAGCAGAAGCACTCCTTCGTGAGTTCAGTAATCTTTATTGGTCGTTTGAGCCTAGCCCTACTCTTAAGGATTTAGATGAAGAAGTATCTGCATTTGAAACCATGTGGGGTAGAAGCCCAACTCTTATAGTTGTAGATAACCTTATGGATATTGCAATTGACGGGCATGAAGAGTTTGCTGGTATGCGACAAGTTATGAAAGAGTTAAAGTATCTTGCACGTGATACCAACGCAGCAGTATTAGTTCTGCATCATACACAGGAAGGTGCACAGGGTTATCCCTGTCAGCCACGCTCTGCTTTGCAGGGCAAAGTGGCACAGATTCCTGCTATGGTTTTAACTGTAGGTCAGATGATGCAGGGGCAAGATGCATACTTGTGTGTAGCCGCTGTTAAGAATCGCTATGGTAAAGCAGACCACACAGGTGCTACTTATCTTTCATTATCATTTGAGCCTGGCTCTATGTATCTTGAAGATGTAGTACGTGATTACAGACAGGTAGAGATGACAGTATGAGTAGTGCAGCCAAAGCCAAAGGCTCAGGAGCCGAGCGAGATGTAGTCAAGTATCTCAAGCAATGGTTCCCTTATGTTGATAGGCGATTGGCTGGTGCTACGCTAGACAAAGGTGACATCTCAGGTATACCTGGAGTTACAATTGAAATAAAAAACCACGCGACAATGAAGTTGTCAGAGTGGACAGAAGAGTTGATAGTCGAGATGGCTAACGACAAAGCATGGACAGGCGTGGTGTGGCACAAGCGCAAGGGTAGGGGAAGTCCTGGCGATTGGTACTGCACCATGCCTGCTCATGTATGGGTAGACTTACTAAGGAGAGCACTTGGAGAAGCCAAGCATTGAAGAGTATCTTCATTACATAGGCGCAGCCGTGCCTTCTATGGGCAGCGGCTGGCGCAAGATGAAGTGTCCATTCCACATAGATACACATGCAAGTGCAGCAGTAAACTTTGATAAGAACGCCTTCGTATGCCACGGTTGTGGTGTAAAAGGTGATACGTTTTCTCTAATAATGTACAAGGAAGGTGGCGATTATCGTGAGGCTGTCAAATTCGCAGCGTCAGTTCTTACTACAGGCAACACAGAGGTACGCGGGCGCGATAGAAAAAGCAACAGAGTATCTATCAAGCCGTCATCTCTCGGTAGAAGAGGCAAACATATTTCATCTGGGAGTGGTAGAAGACCCGCTTCCAGGACATGAGCCATACAAAGGTAGGCTAGCAATCCCATACATCACGCCATCAGGCGTGGTTGATATACGATTCCGTGGTATGCATAACGAAGACCCAAAGTATATGGGATTAGTTGGTGCTAAAACCACAATGTTTAATACCAAGGCTTGCTTTGTTGCAGATAAATATATTTGCGTCACCGAAGGTGAGTTCGATTGTATTATGATGGGTGTTAAAACACAGCACCCAACGATTGGTATTCCAGGTGCTAACAACTGGAAGCCACACTATGCAAAGATACTAGATGATTTTGAAATAGTAATTGTGTTAGCAGATGGAGATGCAGCAGGACTAGAGTTCGGCAAGAAGATAAGTAGAGAACTGGGTAACGTCAACATAATCAGCATGCCAGAAGGCGAAGATGTCAATAGCATGATGGTCAAACGAGGGAGCGAATGGGTAGATGAGCGAATCAACGAATGCATTTCCGTTGGATGAAAGTATCTGGGAACATATCAGGCACATGGAATATACAGTTGGTATTCCAGTATCAGAAAAGCGTGTGCTTAATATCTTAGGTGCATTGCACGATGTATATAGAACATTAGACCATGACCTAGATGAAGCAAAGGACTTGCTTATAGGATTGGCTGCAATTTTAACATCAGTTAAAGACAACAAAGCCGATGTAGTATTTGAAGAGTTTATGGTAAAAGATACAATGCAGAACTTTGATAAAGGAATCGAGGATATTTTAAATGAAAAGTAGCGATGATGTAGATGTAATCCTAAACGAATTAGCCAAGATTATGTACAAGAAGCATGCAGATTATGGTCCGATGAATATTGCTGGAGCACCTGGCGGTCCAATGAACGGACTGCGCGTCCGCATGTATGACAAGTTGGCTAGACTCAATAACCTAATAGATACAGGCGACACGCCGAACTATGAATCTATTGAAGATACCCTAATTGACCTTGCAAACTATGCCATAATTGGGCTACTAGTCCAACGCGGACAGTGGGAAGGTTTACCCAATTCAAATGGCAAATCAAAAAAGAGTAGTAGTACTCAGTGATTTACAGATACCATATCAACATGACAAAACTGTAGATGCAACACTAGAGTTTATCCAAGATTATAAACCAGACGAACTCTGGTGTGTTGGAGACGAACTAGATGCACCCGAACCTAGTCGTTGGAACAAAGGTATGGCAGGGGAATATGCTGAGACGCTGCAAGATAGTATTGATTTAACGCACGACATAATGGCTCGTTACCGCAAAGCACTTGGTAACAAGCCATTTTACATTCAGCGTTCTAATCATACTGACCGCATTGATACTTACATGCGTAAGTATGCACCTGCATTTATGTCTCTCAAGTCTTTAGAGATTGAGGAACTACTAGGCTATGGCAAGTTAAAGATTAACTACTTGCATAAGATGCACGAACTATTACCTGGATGGGTAATGGCACACGGAGATGAAGGTGCACTTAATCGTGCGCCTGGCGCTACCGCATTAAACTTAGCCAAGCGTTTAGGCAAGTCAGTAGTATGTGGACACACGCATCGCGTGGGTTTGCAACATGAAACTACAGGCTTTTATGGTAAGACAAATACATTGTATGGTTTAGAAGTTGGGCATATGATGGATGTCAAGCAGGCTAGTTACCTTACTTCAGGCAGCGCCAACTGGCAGCATGGTATTGGTATCTTGGTAGAACATAATCGTAAAGTTACACCATTTGCTGTACCCATTGTTAATGGCGAGGTAATCATTCCATAATGAATTACATCGAGGAGTACAACGAGTTGGTGCAAACTCTTGCAGCAGAATATGCAAGACGCTACACAATGGTGGAGCGTGATGACATAGGGCAAGAGTTGTGGGTGTGGTTTGTAGGACATCCACGCAAGTACAAAGAGTGGTCTGAGTTAGAACAAAAAGACCGAGATAAACTTATCGCTAAATCGCTACGTAATGCAGCACTCAAGTTCTGCGAGAAGGAAAAAGCAAGGAAAATTGGGTACGATATGTCCGATTTATACTACTATGACGTGTCAGTTGTAGAGGCTTTTCTTCCTTCAATCATTGGGGAATCTTACGAGATACCTACA